GTTACCAGTTTGGTCCATCTGAATCCAAGATGTACCGTCTCTGTTAATTAAGTACACAAATCCGTTAGTTTCATCTAATCTAATTTGTGCGCCAGACTTCGTAACAAGCTGGACATACTCTGTCCCGTCGCCGTCGTCCATAATAAAAGACGACCCGCCCTTTCTTCTAAATTTATCAGATGTTACATTTGCGTCAATAACTGGGCCAGGGGTAATAATACCAAATACAGTACTCGGGGCTTCGCGTCGTGCGCTAGATGTTGTTGTTCCTCTGCTTCCGTCATTAATAAGCCCTTGATTTCCTACACCTTTAAATTTTGTCTTTTGGTAAGGTTTAATTGTTCTGTCGGGTTCACTAACTGAAGGATCCCACTTATTATATTCTGCCACAGGTATTACTTTTCCGGGATATTCCCAATTCTTAGCATCGGATGCTACACCCGGCACCATTTGATTCATAAATTGGTTATATAAGCATCCAATCCATACACCCCTGGATGCATCTCCATTAATAAACAATATCAATACTTCATTATTAACATCCGGTGGCACCATCCACATACCGTATGATGTCTGTGTTTGATCAAAAGAATGGGTATCTGTTTCACTTATGGAACCCACGTTTGTTGCTCCGGCGAATGGCGAACAATAACTTACAATTGTCCAACCGTCGGGGTTATCGGGTGCCGATCCGAATTCAGGAATCCATACTCTTAAGCGACCGTTTCTTTGAACATCTGTAGCCTCTTTTACGAAACCTAAATACATACCATTCAGGGTCGAAGATCGACCCATTGCTTCTAGCTTACCCGAGGCTGTAGTTTTTGTTGTTCTGGTATGAGTATCTATGTATGACATATAAGTTGTGCCTATAAATTATCTGTTGGGTCGGGTGTTTGTTGGGTTGTTTGTTGCGATAATAATTCGCTGGCAGTCAGCCCAGTGTTAGTCGGTATATTAGATTTCGGTATGGATGTTGCTGCTGGATTTATAGGCTTCGAGTAACTCTGACCGGATTCTTGTGTAGGTGCATATAATTTTTCTGTCTTTACAGCAGTTAATGGCAGACTATTAGACGGCACTGTTAATGGTGATAATACCTTATTAGTCGATTCTAGTGAGGATAATAATTTAAGAAATTCTGGTATCGAAGCAAAATCAATCAAAGGATCTAATGTGGCTTGTAGTTCTTGTGTAAATTGCCCACCTTCAAATTTACTAGTAACTAGTGTCACTTTATAAATTCCACTAAATGCTTCAGCTTCAGTAAATGGGTCTACAGACCCTGTTGTATCATTATGTAGTCTTGGTGTCCTAAAACGTATAACAATAAAATTATCTGATCCAAGAATATTAACAGAATAGTCTTCCTCTTTAGTGTGCGCGTGTTTTATATAAGCTATAGCTTCTGATTTTTCCATATTAGACAGGTAAGGTAAGGAAGCAGCATCTCTACTAAGTCCTTGCGGAAATAACCAATAAGGGTCTCCTTTAATTGTCATTTTTATTGTCTGTAAATCTGCACCCATGCCCGAATATAATGCGGTGGCAAACATGCTAGAAGCCTTTGCGCGTCCAGAATCGGCTGCAGGATCGATACCATTAAAGTTGCCTTCTTGCGGCCCGGCTTGAGTAGGTACCGGTCTTAATTTTCCTCTTCTTAATGCTTGTGCTGTAGACTTTGCATTTTGAGAAGGTAAGGAAGTGGTATCGATGTCGGATATAAAGTTTAAATCTCCTGTAGACCATGATGTACCAATGCTCAATGTACCGATATGTTGTTGAGGGATTGCCTCGTTTGTTGCTGGGTCTGTTAATCCCTGGACTCCTGTCCGCCCTTTATAATTTAGGCCGCCCTCGGCGGCAAGTTTTTCTCTTTGCCCTGGTCTCGAATAATCGAGTAGTGCAGCAGTTCGTGCCGCAGATTCTCTACTCACACCTGTTGCAGTAATAGCTTTTTTCGCTGTCGCAATAGTGTCGTCTAAGTTAGTACCTTTAGGGGCATCATTGATAAATTTTAATGTATTACGTATAATTTCGCCTGCTTTTTTTTCATTTTCTTGATTTTTTTCATTTGTTATACCTTTTGAACTACCTGCGGCACTATCGACATAAATTCCGCCGAATCTACTAGTAACGTTAGCAAATGCATAATTTAAACTTAAATCTAAATTTATAATTTGATCATTTAATCCAGTGAAGATATAGTTATACTTCTTCCTTAAAATTTTCTTTTTACGATATTCATTTAACCTTTCCTTCATGGCAGGTATTGTATCTACCGTTTGCCCCGTTTGTGCAGCATTAGCTTGCAAATTACTTAAATCGTACTGAACTATGTAAATTGTTATCGCATTAGCATTGGTCTGTCTTTGTGCATCGTATGCAATAGGTTTTGTTTCTGTAATAATTCTCCAAAGCTTTTTCATTTGGTGCTGATCACTTTGCTGTGGCGTGTTGGGATTTCCGCCCGGTGTTTTAGAATCTTGGATTCCTATCTGAGCCAATCGTGTACTGCCTAACAATGAATCGACCATTTTGTCGACACTTGTAGAAGGCGGGAACGATGCAGTTTTCTTTGTAAGGTCTACCCAAGAAGATCCTCTCTGAGTTGTTTTTTTATTATCTGGCCTAACAAAGTTCATTGCACCTAATATTGGATCAACAATAATTTTAAAGGTATCTGGTATACTATAATTATCAATTAATTGCTCCCATGCATCTTCGTTTAATTTCTTCTCCAGTGCAACCATGGCATTGTCAAAATTTGTTAAATTCTCCAAAGTAATATTTTGCAGCGGTGAAAAATAACAATTTGCTTGGGCTTTTTCGTTATATAATATTGCCTCGAATTCGTACCTTGTTCCGACTTCAGTTACGTTCATTTTCGAACCAGATATTGTAACTGGCCAAACCCATATTGTTTTACCAATTCCGCCGTCGGCACCATTAACAACTGATGCACTTGTATCGGGATCTCTTGCTCTAAATTCTAGCTGTAAGTAGTAAGGACTTGTTTGCCAATTACCTAAACCCAACGAAAGTGTTTCGTAAAATATCTTATCTAACAATCCAGCACCCGACGGCTCTACAATTTCAAATTTAACATTTGTCATAGTTCCGGTTCCGCACTCGACCGAAGGTGTTGCAACACACATAACTTCTACTTTATCAATTGTTAAGTCCGAAACACCGCTTTCGACAATAATTGTTTGCACTTTTGTATCTAAAACATTACCGGATGCAGAAGCAGACAACGGGACCATAAACAGTTTCCAATGATATGTATAAACATCGTAATAATCTAATATATTAGGACTAAATGCATTAGTTATATTATTAAGAGGTGACGCCATATTCTCATATGCTGTCTGTGAGTCTTTGGCTGCACTATAGGATCCTGTTACTAAAGGAATGGCCTGTTTTCGGGTGTATGTAGCATTAGTAACCGGGGCCGGGCCGACAGATGGTATATTAGTAGCCGGTTTAGTGTTATGAGTCCATCCAGTAGTGCCGCTGTCACTTGCACCTGTTAGAAAGTCTTTTTTCATATTAATTCTTTAAAATATTCGCAGGAATGTAAATTTCTAAACCAGAAACAAAATCGTTAATCGGGTCTATGATTAAATCTGGATTTCTGATTGCAAATACCCACCATAATTTGGGGGTACCGTATTCTTGCTGACTTAATAAGTCCGGTCGTTGATCAAATGCCGGCGGTATAAGAAGAATTTTATCAAAGTCACTTACTGGGATAGTTCTTGGTACCCATAAATCAAGATACGAATTCTTAACCGGTGTCAATAGATATTGGCTTGTATTTTTAGAATTATTTGCCATTAGATGTAACCCTTATTAATTAACTTACCTTGACGAAATGTATCTAAGTTAAATTCGTCTCTGAGTTTAACAGGTATGTACTGAGTTTCTAACTCTAGCTGAACTGTTAAATGTGTAGGCACCCATGTATATCCGCCATTGTCTCCTGCCGGTAAGCTTACACCGATGTTAGAAGAAAACGCCCTGTTATTAACAGTATTAATAGGGATATAATCGATATTTGCTTCGTAAGTATAATCAAAATTCTTAACAACTACTGGTACATTATTAAATTGATAATCACCTAAATAATTAAATAAAAGGACAGGCGGTGGCGTCCCAGCTTTATTGTATGGATTTACGCCGAAATAAGATTTCGTAACGGACCGGAAGAAATGCAGTACAGCTAATAAATATATTGCTTCATCGTTTGACTGTGCAGTAAATTCTGCAGAAATACTTATAGGTTTAGGGTAGGATCTTACATAAGCATTATATCCATAGTTTGAATGAACAAAACTTGTAGGATTGTACTCAGTTACATTACCGGTAGCAACAGACGGGGTATAAGGAAATAGCACACCTCGTGTCGACCATAACGGAAATAAAATATTATCTGGCTTTTGCGGGCCAAGAACTTCATTATTGCCGTTGGAATCCACAGCTAATGATTTAGGTTGTAATCGAGCTCGTTGGTCTTGTTGTGCCATTAATTTATTCTCCTATCTTGTTTATTTATCTTGGTTATAAACAGGTATTTAAATCAAGAAACTCTTGACTGAAAGAATTTCTTTTGCTATACTGCAAACACCTTTACCGGAGAAACCCAATGATTGACGATGAAATAGATAATACAATAATAGTAGAGGAAGCGCCAGCAATGTTTCCAGTTAAGAAAATTAATTATCTTAACAATAAAGACATGTTAAAAGAAATTCATTTAAGTAAAAATTCGTTCTGCGAATATACTGACCAAAAATATAGTAATTACGATGTTATCGTAAGTAATCTGCAGGAAATATTTTTACCCGAAATACAAGAAAAGGGTAAAGTTGGAAGAGCTGCAAGGATCGGGTCTGCAGCATTTGCATTAGCTGTAGCAAACAATACATCTCGGACAGAGAAGCCTAAAATGTCTGAACATAAAGTCAAACCCGATACAATTTCTGTAGATGATTTAGTTTACAGAGTATTAACATTTGATCATATCCCGCTTGCACCAGGTCGTAAAAAGAACCCTAAAAGTGTAGCAGACAGTCACTTAAAATTAAATTTCTTTCCATTTAAACATTATATTATCGAAAATGGTATTGCTAAGGAAGTCGGTAGATCGCATTTTAAGGCTGGCAAATTCAATTTAGAACATGGTACTATTACTAATAAGCTTGCAAAGATGTTTATTCTTATGGTTAATAAATATGGGCAACGCGGCAACTGGCGCGGGTATACTTATATCGATGAAATGAAGGGACAAGCACTATTACAATTGGCCCAAATGGGTTTACAGTTTGACGAGTCGAAAAGCGATAACCCATTTTCATATTATACACAATCTTTACAAAATAGTTTCACACGAGTTCTTAATTTAGAAAAGAAAAATCAAGATATTCGAGACGATTTATTAATTAATTGTGGTGCAAGTCCTAGCTTTTCTAGACAATTAGCACTCGAGGCTGATATTAGGCAATTAAGAGAGGATGCACAGGAAGCTGCTAAAGATGACAACAATCGATAAAGGGAAAAAGGTGGGAAATATGAATTTATTTAATAAGGTGATGGTGTTCTCTGACGTCCATTTAGGTCTACGTCATAATTCGGTAACCCATTTAGATGATTGCATAGATTATATAAAATGGTTTATATCCGAAGCCGAGCTCAGGGGTGCCGAAACTTGCATCTTTATGGGGGATTTCTACCATCACAGAAATACAGTAAATTAGA